AGAACTCCTGCATGCTCGCCTTATTACTAGACAAGATCTTCATGCCCACGCGAATGTTCTCATCTACATCGCGCTGCTTGCCCGGCTTACCACCATACTGCTTCCAAGTAGGACCCGTCACCTGAAACAAACCAGCCGCAGTTGACTCCGGGTTCTTGGCCGCAGGCCTAAAACTACTCTCAACACCCGCAATGCGCAACGCAACATCCGGATCAACACCGCTCGCCTGCGCAGCAGCCTGTATCTTTGCTACAATATCTTGGGCCATGAACCGCGGTCCTTATCTCAATAGAAGTATGCCTATTGTAACGAAAAGCTAATAATACTCAAGTATATTGTCCTGCGGCTCCTCGTCCTCATCATCGTCATCGTCGTTTAATGACAAAAAGTTACCCTGACGAAATCGCGTCCAAGCCATAACCGCCGAATCCACTTGGTCATCATTTGACCCCGCAGGAAATGACGCGCACTCCTCTACAAGCTCCTCGGCCCACTCCTCCCCCTCAGGATACCAAATCATCCCCGACTCCAACAAAGGTGCCACAGCATTAGCCCTGCTTACCTTATCTTGGCCCGTGCGACGGCCCCCGGGGCTGTACATGGTCACCGGAATACCCACCCGCCTCAGTTCCTGCTGCAACGGCGTACCCGTCGCCTTCGCCTCAATCAAAACATTGTCCGGGTTCCAGTACTTATAAGCATCCCGCGCAATCCGCTTTAACTCAGGAAAGTCCCACCGACCACGTTTGACATCTAGTAGAATCAAGTTGGGGCCCGAGTCTGCGTCAGGGGTAAATACGCCCCAAGTACTGATAACAGAGTAGTCAGCAGACTCCTTTTTCGAGTACGCCGTATCATACGACTGGATAATGTACTCACACTCCGGGACAAAATCCTTAGTCCACTTGCGCCACCACTCCCGCTTCAGAATAGCCCCCTCATCATTGGTCGGCTGCTGCTGCCACTGAGCCTGCCACTTCTTCATCCCAATACTGACCTTGACCTTTTCTAACTCCTCAAGATCCCAGTACTCAGGCCAAAGCGGCGTGTTCGACGGCAAAATAGCAGGAAACTCAATCACCTCCCACTGATCAGACTTCAATTGCCCCGATTGACGCATCAAGCGCCCCGTAAGATCGTCCGTCTTCCAACGAGTGTTAATCACAATGATTGAGCCATTAGGCTGTAATCGCTGCCGCGGACCAGAGGTATACCACTCCCAAGTATTCTCCATGGCCGTGTCCGACAAAGCATCCTGCTCGTCCAAGATGTCATCCAGAATCACGATGTCACCACCACGGCCCGTCATCGCACCGCCCTTACCAATGAAGAACGCCTCCCCTCCGTTCTTCGTGTTCCACCGGCCCGAAGCCTTGGAGTCCGCAGAAAGGCCAATGTCCGGGAAAAGCTCCCTATACCGCTCCTCATCTACAAGGTTACGGATCATGCGGCCAAAGCGCTGAGCCAGTTCCGCGGTGTGAGAACCCACAATGAGCTTTGATTGAGGCAGCTTGCCCATCAAGTAGGCAGGGAACAAGTAGCTCCCAAGCTGAGATTTACCATGGCGCGGAGGCATGGCAATCATTAGCCGCTTGCATTTGCCCTCAATGACCCTGTCAAAGGCTTCCGCAATAATGCGGTGGTGCTCCCCAACAAGCATCTCGGGCCATACATACTTGGCAAAGTCTATGAAATTGCCAGTAGCACGCTCTCGTGTTTCTAATAACTTCAACCGCAGTTCTAGGCGCAGTCGTTCGGCTTCAATATCTTGTGTGTCGTTTTGCACAGGCAGACCCTCAGGTTCTGAAATTTTTATAAGTATACCCCCCTATGGCCTTTTTAAAAACAAGGGGGGCCTTTTTGAACCCTCCCCCTTCGTTCTTGAAAGCTATTTCAGGGGCTAAATTTGAGCTACGCGCTTCGCTGGTTGAACCCGGTGCCTAAATGGCCCTCCCCCTCTCCTAATACCTAAACTTCAATATAAGAAAACAGTAGTGAGTCGGGCCCGCCCACCCCCTCCACCACCTTTAAGGGAAAAAATACAGAAGAAGAGAGAGACACGGCACGCGGCGCGTGCCGTGTCAATAGGGGTATGTACCTATTGCACGCTGCCTGCCTAATCCCTCTGCGATTAGGCAATAAAAAAGCCAGCCCCACGGGGCTGGCTTATGCGACTGGGGCGGTTGCCCCAGTAGGGGGTTACCCCATTGCGCGCTCTGCTTTCTCTTTCGCCTCGCGTGCTAATCGGTCGGCGGCCTGCAGTTCATCGGCCTCATGCTTGGTGTGTACCTCATGCTCGCCTAGCGTAATAGTCGGGCCGTTGGTGTCAACGTAGAACACCGTCTGGTATTCCGCCGCCCAGAGGCCGTGGCTCTCCACGCGGCGGAGAGTTGCCAAGTATCCAGCCAACTGCTGGATATCCTTGTTGGGCATACTGGCTGGTAGCTCCAGCGTGGTGTGACCGATAGTGATGGTTTTGACTGTATGAGTCATGATAAATATCCTTTCTGATTAAGCCCCACCGGACGGTGGGGCTGGGTCAATTATAACACTTTTGCGCTGACTGTGAAGCTCATGCTCTCCACCTTTTCGGTGACTATTTCCTCCACGCTATGCTTGGCGTTGTAGTTCATCCAATGCTCAATGAGCGAGTCGGCGTGCTCGCCCAGCCAGTCCTCCACGTCGTGGTTGTCACCGCACCAGTCGGTGATAGTTTCGTTGGCGTTGTCCTCGCACCAGTCGGACACCATCTCGCTGGCGTTGTCCGCCAGCCAATCGCGCACCGCGGCGGATATGATAACCGCGGTCGGCATACGCTCAGGCTCAGGGGCGGCGGCGGCCACCGCGGCGGACGCTAGGCTGTCGGCCTGCACAGCGTTGATTACCGTATTCAACACCACATACATGGCCGTTAACCCCTCAGGGTTTCCGGTGGTCAAGGATAACGCATAGTCTAATGCGTCGTTGATGTCCGTGCCGCGGTCGGCGAACATCCGGTTACGATACTGGGTCAAGTCAAATTTTGTCATCTCTATGCCTTTCTAGTTGCATGCACCCGGCCGGGTGCATGCCTGAATTATACCCCAGAATTACCAGCTGGACTGGTAATTAAATGTCCAATAATGGCGCCCGCTGTCCGCCAGCCCCAGCGCGTTATTGCATATATTCACCGTCAAGCGCAGGTCTTCCCAGTACCAATCATCGATTTCGGCGGCACCAAAGAAAAAACCAGCCGTCGGCGGCAGTCCGGCGGTGTCCTTATCTTTCAGGATATACGCGCACAAGTCGCGCAACTGTTCCAACTGTTTGCGCTCCACCTCATACGGGCGGCAGTTGTCCTCGCCGCCTTGAACGTGCTGGACAAACCAGCCATGCACCGCGTTAGCCTTGCGCCAGTAGCCCGCGCGATACTCCACGGCGGCAATCTCCATGCCGCCAGCATCCAGCCCCTCAATCTCTACGCCCTCGCTGTCCAGCATATTAGCGGAAGCGGTCAAATACATATCGAGTCCCATGATGAATATCCTTTCTAGTTGAACCGCACCAGCTGGTGCGGTTCAGTAATTATACACCAGAAATACAATCATTGTCCAGCCCCACGGCGCACGGTTCCCTTTCCTCCTCCCAGCCCCAGCGCTTGGCCACCGCGCACCGCCCCGTGGCGTTGTACATCCGCACCGCCATGTGGCGCGACAAGCCCCGCCACACCACACGCTCACCGCTCGCGGTTTCAATAAAAAACAAATACATCACAAACCCCCAATAGATAAAGCCCCACGGGGCACGGTTCCCGTGCCCCGAACCATGCAACACGGCGCACGCACCGCGCGCCACGTCTCACGCACCAAGCGACAAGCACCCCGGAACCGGTTTACACCAGTAAAAGCAACATGACAAAAAAGCACCTAATAAAGCCACAAGCCCCACGATTACCCGTATTTTGGGCAATTATGGGGCAGGTTAAGCAATTAGGCAGAAAGTAGCTCTAAAGCGCGGTTTTTAAGGGCAGAACCCGTGCCAAACCATGCGCTTTCCATGCGCGTATTAGCCGTGCGTCCGCGCTCATGGTCAACTAGCTCGGTAACGGCATTGAGTGCCGCCCAGCGCGTACCAGCCACGCCTTGTATGTCCGCGCCAATAGCCGCACCGTTGAACAACTGCATGATGCGCTTATATGCTTTGCTCTCGCTAATATCCAAGCGGCTTGTGTGATAGGGCTTGAGCAATTCGGCCACGAAACTATCGGCTTCGGCTGCGCTCATGGTTTCGCCTGCAAGTTGGCGGCTGGTCACCATAAAACGCTCGAATTGATTCGCCACAATACCCAGCTGTAAGCGGACGCTGTCCGGGTCAAAATTCGCGCTATGCAATACACGCACCGCGGACTTTAAATAGCCTTTCTCGCTGTCGGCTTCCCCGCGTATCGGTGCCCCGTTACTGTATCCCCCCACGGCGGCGGTTATGGTGTTATTACAAACCACGCGTATAGCGGTAAACTTTGCCACGGTTGCCATGGTGCCATCGTATGACGTGCCCAGCAAAATATAAGGCTTGACTAGGTCACCGTCCACCACCGGGGCGGCATCGCCTACTTTAGCCAGCGCCCAAACCCGGCGGCCATCGCTAAGGGCTCCGGCGGTTTCCATCTCAAAGCCCCCGATTCTCACCAGCTCGCTAAAAAAACCCATCACGGCGGACGGCTGGACGACGTTGTAATTGTCACTCACTACGGCCAGCGGTGCCCCGGTGTCGCTACGGTGCAAAACCTTGCGATTAGGCCATACTTGCGGAACACTAGCCGCGGGGCTGTCATACATCACGGGGCTTTCCAGAACCGTATAGTCTAGCCCGGCTTCTTTTGTCCACGTCTCAATTGACTGTCCGGGCGTTAACGCCTGCCCTAGTCCGTGCCATGGTGTCGCGCCTGCATAAGCAATTGCGGCGGTGCCCGTAGTTTCATCAATCATATGTGACATTACTCTATCCTTTATAAAAACCGCTACGACGTGCAGCGGTGAATCAATTTTAGCCTGAAATTAAGGCTCGCATATTAGGGCTTTCCCTTAGCTATCAAATAAAACCCAGCCAATATAAAAAATAGCCGCTACTACTAAAATTAAAATCATATCGCCACCCCCACATCACCGACGACATGGTGCCGCAACATCGAACCGGGCGGTAATGTTGCCGCGAATCTACCCAGCGCCTCCGCGTCGTTTTCCAAGCCCTTATCCTGCGCGGCTTTCCATTGAATCATCACGGGACCACTTGAACCATAGCAGCCCCCCTTTTCGGCTGCGCCGACTTTCTTTTTGCTGGTTCCGTGCGCGATAAACACCACGACAAATCCACGGTCACCACGCGCACATAGCGGGGAACCACCGCCACATTGTGCGCAGCTGAAATTGTCGGACAGTTCCGCGGGGCATTGTGCAAACTGCACGCCATGCACCTTACGCGGCCAGCTCCCCACGGTATCTAACCCGGCGGCCATAACAGCAGGGCGGCCAAGCTCTACCGCTCGCACGGCTTCCGCCACCGTCTCGCAGCTCGCATTAAAAACGGTTTTACCCTTCTTCGGCAGGGGCAGGGCTTCGGCTGGGAAATGTGAATAAGTCCACGCGATACCACGACGGGGTACTGCGTTTTCAACAGCGGCCATATATTCCGGGTCGATTTCAACGGTTCCGCAATGATTCGCGGGCATGAGTGAACAAGTGGCCGGGCAGCTCCCGTAGGGGCTAGTCTTCCCAGCGCGATAAGTTACCGCTATCGCCCCGGTTTTTTTGTTGCCTGATTGTGTGACGGTTTTAATCATCGTTCTATCCTTTCTAGTTGGTGAGGGCTTAGTATAGCCTCTAAAATTCTAAGCCCGACTTAGGTGAAACCCTAATTCGTTCCAAGGCCGGGGCAATCCCCATCGGCCAGCTCGTCCAGAATATCGCATTCCCGGAAAGTCTCATAAACGGAACCTTCACCATATGGCCGGGTCTCTTTACGAGTATGACAATGCATGCAGTCCGCGCAAGCAACGCCTTCATCCCATACACGGGAGATAGCGAAATAATCAGGCTCTTTTTTCATTTCGGCAACTCCATTAACTCATCCAGCAGCTGGGGGGCATGGCTCGCAACAGTCGCGGCCAGCTCATCATTACTAAGACGTGAATACTCATCGCCCAATACTCGAACAGCGAAAAACCAAAGGTTATCGTGGTCCATGCTATCGGCAACCTCTAAGGCCAGCCGATCAATAAACTGATCGTGTGTCATCTCTCTATCCTTTCTAAAATTGCGAAAACGCAAAGCAATAATAACCCAGCAAGTCCGACTGTCCAATGATTATTTTCTATTGGCTAAGGGCTTCTGATAGTTTATCCCAAGGCATGCCCCGGGACGGCCACGCTGCTATCGGCTGCAGCCGTAAACCTTCGGTCGCAAGCTCGACGGCTTGGCGGCCATGATATAACCGCACCTCGTCGGCAGCATCGTATTTAACAAGGACAAAAGCCGGGCGGCCCTTCAAGGCATGCCGGGTCAAAAACGATATTTGATGCGGTCGCAGCTTCACTTGTAGCCCACGAGCTACAACCTTCAATTCCACCGTGACAAACAAGGGGCCGACGCCAATGACCATATCGGACACCCCAAGGTTCACCCGGTTTTCAATGCGCTCAACATCACAGCCGCATGCCTTCAACCCATCGCGGACCCTCGCGGAAAACCTAGCCTCAGGCGTCAGGGCCATTGTCATTATCCCGCTCGAAAATATCTAATGGCGGTTCGGCCACGCCGGGATCAAAAACAGGGTCTTTCTCCCGCTCAATGGTATCCAATACTTGCCCGCTATCCGCATCGATCAAGGCAGTAGGCGGGGGACCGTACAGCTGCTTTAACTCGTCCAGCTTGCGCTGCACCTCTTCTTTGCTCATGCTATCAATGGTGCCGTGCCTGATCTCTTTGCGCTCGACATAAATAGTCCCAAGGGCTTGGCCCCGGCGGTACTCCGCCTGCACCGCAGCCGCCCATGCTCCGCTGTCCATGGCCTTATCCCTGATGACCTGCAAGTCCCGCATGTGCCGCTCATAGCTGGTGTTGTACTTAGAAGCCAATTCGGCGCGATATGCCTGAATTGCAGCCACAACATGAGGATACTCTTTCGGGTTGGTCAACTTCCACGCCATAACTGACGCGCTGCCCTCTTTATACCCTGCCCGGATAGCCGCCTCTTTCAAAGTGACCCGGCCATCTCCTGACACATACTCTTGGACAAACTTCCATTCCTTAGCATTCAATACCTTTTGCTTGCGCAGCGGCTTTACTTCGGTCGCAAGGCGATTCTTTGCCTTGTCAGGGACAACAGGGGGAACGTTCCAAACGTCGCGCTTTGGCATTAGGCAGTCCGCCAGATGCGCCAGCCATCCGCCACCTTGCGCATAACAAAGGCCCAATCGGGCTCTTGGCGCTTGACAAAGCGAATGGATGCCACCCTAGCTGAGTCTGCTTTCTTACGGTCTTGTACAAGAAAGCTATCGCCCGGTAGCATCTCTGAAAACGGGTACATCGAACGGTGACTAGGGATTACAATCCCTGCTTCAATCTGTATCAAAACGATTTCCTTGTGTTATCTGTTGCCTAAGTATATCTAGTGTACACAGGGGCCTCAACCTATTTTCAAAACCTATATAGGGCAGTCTGAGAAAAAGAAAAATTAAAACTAAAAAATTAAAATGCGACAACCCCCCAGAAAATTACGTCTAAAATACAGACGTAATGTCACCGACTAGCCCAAAACCCGCATAAACACTCACTTATTACGGCATTACGTCTATTACGTCAAATCTCACAAAAAAATATTTTTTTTTATTTTCTCCAGAAATATCTCTATAGGTTTCCGCAAAAACAGCCATTTATTAGGGTAAACCCCTATGAATTTCGACACAAACTGGTTGACTTCTGTAGCCCCTGAACCTAAACTGTACC